GGTGTATATGTGATTGAGCACACTGTTCATGAATGTCGTCAGCCTCCATCCAGACAAGAGAGTACCTTTTGACTCGTAGACCGTCTTTGTACCTACGTTATCGTGAATTGTTTGTGCGTAGACTGAGTCAGCTGTCCATTGTGCCGCTTTGATTTGCTGCTCTGAAAGGCAGTCTGAATAGACGGCCAAGTACGCCTCTATGACTGCTTTCATGTTGCCTGCGCTATGCTGACTGTTGAAGTCCTCAAAGTCCAAACAGAAAGGCATTCTATTTTTGAGCACCCCTGCTACCCTGTTAACTACATTAGCCGTGTTGGCGTCCTTTCCTACCGGGAATTGATTTGGCAGGACGTTTTCGCAGTTGTAGAATGAGAAATGTGATAGTACGTAGCTCGTGAGGTCTGTTCCGTAGATTGCTCTCTGTTTGCCCCATTCGTATTTCGTAGATGACCAGCCGTGTATTTGAGGTTCCCTTTCTGCGAAATGCTCGTATTCGAACCCTGGCATGTTTGAGATAGCTATGAACTTGTTTTTGAGTGCTTGGTCGCTCTTGATGATGTATTCCTCGTCTCTCGCATATTGGCTGTGTATGCTTCCGGCCGCACTCCATTGCCATCTGTTCGCCCAAAACTGATCCCACGTAAACTTTGTAGGCCGTCGACCTATCCCCTTCGCATCGCTGAATATCTTGCATGCGCTTTGGAAAATGTCTTCATCTTTGAAATTCGTTACATTGGCTACCATCCTGTTTTCTTTTTCTTTCCCCCAATCTACTACACCGTCGATCCTATTTACAAGCACCTCCAACTCGAACACTTGCCTTAGATCCTGTTTTAACAAATTTTGTAAAGATTTTGCCTCGACCGACAAAGATTTAGCCATTGCTATGTATTCTTTGACCGTCTTACATTTGAACAGGCCCGCCTTACGTACCAGGCCGGCTAATTCGTTGTCCATTGACGTGTACCAGACCATCATACCCGCCGCGAAAGTCATTTCTGCATCATGCGGCAACCTGGTTGCGTCTTCGGCTCTCTGGAGCATTTCTGACGGTACTGCCTTCAATACTTGCTCTGGCACGAAGTGGTAGTGATGCGAACCTGAAATTTTTGACTTTGGCAAAGACGCCAGCTCTTGTTTGCTCAAAATTTTGTTTTCCTGCCTGTCCGGGAATCTATCTCTGAAAAGATTACCCGGATCCGTCGGGTCATCGTATGAGTAAGATTGATATAGCCCCGAAAAGTGGCGCGTCATTGCAATCACCATTGCGTCAGACTCAGTTACTAAGTGTTGGTCTATGAGGGCGTAGAAGTATTGGTGTTTTCCGGTGTAAATGGAGAAGCCCCTCACGACCACGCCGAAGACGGTTCTAGTTGTGTCTCTGACCCCGCATAGTTTCGAGGGCGTTTTGTCTAAGAAACAGGCGTCTGCATCACTG